AATAGCAATTTGTTTAGAGTAAACGGCTCGGAACTTTGCTTCTGCTTGTTCGGGAGTCGATCCGATACAAACAGACCAAAGAAAAGGGTAGTTACCGCAAGTACCGAGTTGTCCGGCAGGACGGCAAGCGTAATGAGCATTTTCGGATGCTAGATTTTGGATCTCTAGTTTAAGTTTTTTCATTCTGCATCTTCTACGTAGAAGTGGTTAATGGGAACTAAGTTACTGAGAGTTAAAATAGGAAAAAGTTTAACTACAATGATTTGAGATGTGTCGTTGGGTCTACCGTTGTCGTCCCAATCAACTTCTTCTTTCCATTCACCGTCAGCATCTTTATAGTCTGCTGCATCGGTTTCTGTAATTAAACAAGCATTGGTAGTAGAGATAAACTCGCTTAGTGCATCCGATTCGTTCTGCGCACTTACTAAGTACTTAGGAGGAAATGCACAATCACAGTTTGCACACATATAAATGTGATCCCAATCTTCTAAGTCGATGTCTGTTGGGATATCAACAAAATCGTATGAATGATGGTCGATCCATTTTAGGCAAGGGTATTTATTAGTTAGCTGAAATGAATGATCCAGGTTGGGTGAGTAAACGTAGAACCCGTCCCATGATGAACTGCGAAATAAAACTAATTCGTGTTCGGTATCGCCAGGAAGTTTTGTAGTTGTTTTAGGCATAGTAGTGTCTTTTAGGAATTTAGGATAATCGTGAGTTTCTGGAAAAAGAGGAATTAAGTGTCTTAGAATGAAATCCTTCATTGACATCTAAGTTAAATCCTTGAAACGTTTGGTAGCTAAAGTTATTGCTTTATCGGATTGGTTTTCGAAGTATCCGCAAGCTACCCATGCTGCGTTGTATACATCGAAGTCGTCGTAAGTGTTGCGGTACTTGGCTTGAAAAGCGTAAATGCAATCTAATCGGTAATGCCAAATCTTTAGCATTAAGTCGATAGAATGAAGCGAGTTGTACGCTGCTTCGTTGGGTAATCGAAATTCTGCGGTTGCCCATCCGAGAAACGATTGAGGTTGATTGTCAGATGTTGCTCCGGGTTTGTTAGTTATGGTTGCACCCCAGTCGGGGTCTAGAATTAAAACACTTTCGGGCCAAACCATTGACATTGGAAATCCTCCTATGTAATGAAGAATGAAAGGGTACGGTTTGTGCATGGCTATTTGTATCTGTCAGGAACACCGCAAGCGTCGAGGAAACGAGCTTTGTCAAAGTTAGAGTTATGGTTATTGCAAACACTAGCTACAGATAAGCAGCATCGTACCCAGGTTTTCATAACTAGCGTTTTGTCAGAACCGTTTGGTTTTTGGAAAGACAGTTGTTGAGCGAGATCGTTGAAATGTTTACGAGACATGGACATAGGTAATTACTCTTTTGTTTCGATTGAAGTTTGAATTGATGGTGAAGGTTGAACGCAACAGTGCCCTGGAGAGGAAGGGAGGGCCAACCAATCGGGTAGGTCGGAGTTGTCGTAGGAAACTAAGTTGAAAGTACAACCGCACTCTTCTCGATGAGCGATTAGTCGTACCTGACACTCTTCGTGGAAACAATTGACGCAGAAGTGAACTACAGTGTTCCATCTGGCATTAACGTATTCACCCCATGACCAAACCCATTCACTAGGAGGAAGTTTAGATTTACAAGTAGGACAAGATTTGCGACTTGACTCGTAACCTATGATGGAATTGTAAGGAGCGGACAAACGGTATTTAAGGTCTGCCCGTTCAATGGGTGAGAGTTGCTGATTGCATTCTCTATCTAAGATATCGTTGATGAGTTCATCGGGACGAGTAACGTCACCGTACAAAGTTTTGACGTAGACTTTGCGAAAGTATTCATTGTGGATTCTGGTCATTGAATTATTCCTTAGTTGAAGTTTCGGTAGGGACGACCCATACTTTGAATGGAACCATCTTATGTGAGACGGTAGTTGCTCTGGTTGTTAGCATGTAAGCGGCACGATAAAGGCCGCAATCTGTTACTGTTACGGCATCGGTGAACACTGCTTTGCCGATACTCTTGGAAACAAGTGAATCGACAAGTTCTGTTAATTTTTGATCACAGATAGGTTCTAGTAGAAACCCGTCTTTGTCTGCATCTGCTTCGATGGTGATTGATGTGTCAGCGGGAATCGTATCAGGCTTAGTCATGTAAACGTGCATGGTAGTTTTTCGTAAAAGGTAGTTAAGAAATGGGCCAGACGTAGGGTAAGTTGTCGGGTTCGGACCAGTTGAATTGGCCGTACCATACGGGATCTTTGCGTAACAAGTTGGACCGATGCGAAGCGTGCAAGGCGGGATCGCCTAGCCACTTGGGGGCACCAGTGTCGGGGAATGAATTACGAATTTGGTACAATTCGTTGGTGACTTCTATGTAACATTTGCTGCGTTGTTGCAGAACTAACATGCCGTGTATTGAGTACCGGGCTAACTCGTGAAAATGACCTTGCCACATTTTGGAAGCAGGATGGTTTTGCCATCCGCCGCGAAGGAGGGTTAGACATTCGCGGCATACTTGATTACGTAGTCGAAGATCATCTAAACACTCGAAACCTTGTCGGTAGTCGGCAAAGGGTAAGAATGTCTGCATGGTAATTACGATTGACGGGTTAGGGGAAACACGGTGAGGGAACGAAGATTGTTGTAGCGAATTTTGATATCGCCACCGTTGGGAAAGTCTCGGATGCTGCATGGTTTACCGTCATATGGTGATGACGGGTCATGGTAGATAAAGTCTTTGCCAGCTTCGAAATCTTCGATGGCAGCAGAAGATGAACGGTAGTCACGACCATAAGCGGGAGTAAGTGTGATAAACATTGGATGCTCCTGGAAAGGAAAGGTTAGTTAGCGTTGGTAGGACGGGTTTGACGTTGATCGAAACATTGAACGGCCTTTGCTCTGTTGCTGAAAGTAGACTCGTACAGAACAGAGGAAGGAATACCGTTGTCTAGCTTTTGAACTAAGTAGCGGTATGATTCGCGAATTGCTCCACCCGGTTCAAGAACAGCAATGATCGAGAAACATAAATTGTCTTCGACGGCAATTCGAATTAATGTTGAAGTGGTGGTACGCATTTGGTAGTTAAAGTAAAAAGAGAAAGGACTGTCCCCGAAGGGACAGTCGAGTGAAGGATGTCTAGTTAGTGTCAGTGGCTATGTTTGATAGCTACATCTTCTATCTTTACGATGATGGATTCGATCCGTGGCACAGCAGGAACAGCAGAGTAGTGTAAAACTACATCAGGCCAGTAATCATCATCTTGTGATAAAGCCTCCCGTTCTTTTGCTGTTTGATTGAGATGAGTTAAAAGATGTTTCTCGGCTTGCTCTTTGGTAGGAGCGTCAACTTCGTACACATTCAATAATTCTTCTCGAACCCCTAAAGTGAAAATCGGCATTTGGTAATTAACCTTTCGAAGTAGAAAACAGTAAGTAGGTCGCTGGGCGATCGCCCAAAGTTAGCTATGTTTTGCGACCGACAAAGTGTGGAACCGTTCCACCCCCTATAAGATATCGGAATAGGTGAACCGATTCAATAGCTAAAAAGGTAAAAAGCGGTCGGATTAATATAATAAATAAGGATCGCGCGCGTATGCGTTCGCTCAGAAGTATAATTAATGTTTTTAATTAATTATGTTTTGCGTAGAAGTGTAATTAACTATTCAAACGAAAAACGCGAAGCATCCAGTTAAGAATGCTTCGCGTACGTGCGTGATAATAATGTTGAAGAAGGTTACTAAATACGGAAAATTTTTCGCTTTCTTTCGTTAGTTGCTTGAACGCTCAAGCAGAGACAACATTAGCTACTTTCTTTTTAGCCTTTTTAGTCCTAACTTTGGGAGCAAGCAGGTTCAATAGGTCTTTGTCTTTTTTGCGAATTAAAACAACTAGGCGTTCTAGGTTTTGGGCATAAGACTCTTCTTTAGTTTCAAGGATCACCCGTCGATAACCTTTGAGTTTGTTGGGAGATCCTTTCCTTTCCAGAGGGTCTGCTTTACGTACTTCCAACCCGTTAGGTTGATAGGACTTTGCTCCCTTTGGTCTACCGAACGTCTTAACAGCAGGTTCCTTTGCTTGTTTTTTAGAGGGTGCTTTAGTTACTTTTTTCTTAGGCATGATACTCTTTTGGGTGAGAGGTAATTAAGTATGTAGTTATACTATGATTACCTTTTACGTTTGTCAATCAGGAAGGTTTCTTTTTTTGAAAAGGTTTTTTACCTTTGTTTTTTGCTGCTTTTGCTTTTCCTCCTTCCGAAGCAATTTTAGATCGTTCTTGACTGGACAGCATTTTGGCTCTTGCTGGTCCTCCTCTTTTTCCGCCTCTGCTACCGAGTTGTTTTGCTGCGTTTGAACTTGCTCTTGACTTTGCCATTATGAGTATCCTTTTGGAGAAATGAGTTGCAGTAATCGCAAATCAGTTATGGACAATGTACCAGATTCATAAGAATCTAGCAATCTATCTATATGCTCTGTAGCGGGGTTGCGGATTTTATAGAATACTGTCCTGTTATTCTTAGTTTGACGAAGTAATCGTAGAGCTTGAGGGTATTGCTTAGATTCTCCTAACGCCCCTAACCATAACCTAAGTCGCTCTGGAGAAGGAGGAATGTTGTACCCTTCTTCGATGTTGCGAATGGTATACATGCTTAGGTTTAAAGCTTTTGCTACTTCAGTACGAGTTAAGTTTTTTTGGATTCTAAGGGAACGCAAGTATTCTCCAAAATCGGAGAATATAGCTTTTCGTTTACCTTTAGGTTTCTCTTCTTTTCTTCTTGCTCGGGTCCGGTTTTCTCGGGAGTTTTTTGCCACCTTGTTTCTCCACATGCAAATAGAGATCGTTGATTAATGATTTAATGTAATTAAAGTCTTTCTCATCTTCTGAAGTAACAAACAAAGATACGGTTTTATTGTCAGGGGGATCGGGTTCGGACGTACGTAAAATCATTTTTTGTCACCTGCGAATACTTGTTCGACGATAGGCAAGAAGGCAGGCTCGACGCTGTAGTATTTACTTGGCCGCCCTTTAGGATCTCGGTTACGAGTCCTGTCATTAAGTTTAGTTACAACTTTGACCAATTTAGTGGTGTGGAGGTCGGTCATAACTCGATGAATACGAGTAGACGGTAGCCGAAGTTTTGATTCTAAGTCCTTTCGTCCTAAGTGCGGAGTTTGGCATAGTAGGCGAATGACATCTTGATTGAATCCTTCTGAAGTATCGTGAGCTACTTTTGCAATATGTTCTAATGTTCGATCAGATAGATCGAGTTCATTACCGTGTTTCTTTTTTGGATAAAAAACTTTTTCAAGAGCGTAAGCAAGTTTAGCAAACTGTAATGCAAGTCTGGATGCAACTTCTTTACGTGGACGATACTTTAGTCCGTCTTGCCGGTCTGTAGCTGGCCGAGTACGAATGTGAGCAGTGTACCTAGCTAAGGAAGAGATAACGCTTCGAGAATGAGAAGAGAGTCGAGGCAGTTCTTCTAAGTCCCATCGGTTATCTACTAACGTCTTAACGTACCCTAAAGTTGCTTCGGTCAGTGCTGCCTTACGGGAGTTTGTTTGTCCGAATCCTGACAGAGCAGAGTCAATGATAGCTAAGTCGTCGCACTCTGCACCCATGTAATCAAACCGTAAGAATCGTTCTCCCATTGACGCATCGTTGTGATCTTTGATGGCATCTGTTACGCCTGCTATTAGATTGAAACGTAAGTTGTGGAAGTTACAGACTTTGCCGTTTCCGAAAGTGATATTAAGCGTACCGTCATAGATATCGCGGAATAAATTAAACACTTCTTTACGTTGTTCATTAGGCATACCTAGAACTACAGTAAAGTCTTTAATGAAAAACGTCTTTCCATTCATCCTGGGAAGGAGGGACGTTTCTCCTCCGCTGTTCCATCCTGATACGAGAGATTTCGCTGTGATGCGGGAAGCGTAATCAAAGTATTCGTTGTTACCTCCGTACGATTCGATTAAGGTAGTCTTTCCGCAACCGGCTTGCCCAACAGCAAAGAACCATAAAGGTTCACCAGGGATGTATTGGCTTGTTGCGATTGCCATCGTGATAGCAATTGCTTTGATGTTTTCATCGGACAGATGAAGATGATCGCTATATTGATCTACGTATTGATCAAACGTATCAATGGGAACAATGTCATTGATAGATGCAACGTACCCTGCGGATAAATCTTCTTCTTCTCCTTCGCCCGGTGTTACTGGAATTAGAGCGGAAGTTAGATCAGCGTATGCTGTATCCGAATGCTTTGTTAGTACATCCCTGATATCGTAGTTAGGATCTGCGTATTCTATGGTAGACCAGTCTACGGCTTGTACCGATTTTTGCCAGCGATGTAGGATAAGAGATGCTTTCTCTTTTCCCATATTTCCTGCTTCATCGTTGTCAAAAAACAGGTCAACGTGTTTAGCATGACTGAACCATTTCCCATTTGCTTCAGGAAAGATTAATGCACCGGGGACTCCTAAAACAATTACGTTTTCTTTATCCTTAACTATGTCTAACATAGCTAAAGTATCCCATTCGCCTTCGCATACGTAATAATGATCTGATGCTTTTTTAGCTATTGGTTGATACGGATTGTAAAACGTTAAGGGTAAGGTATTGTCAATGTTCGGACCTTTATAGATCCGGTACGCATTCTTTCCCCTGGAATGGAAATAACCCAGATTGGTCAGGTGCGTGCTAAACGGGTTTTTATATGGGATTAGCCAGCGATCAGAATATTCATCATATGCTAGTCCTGCTTTGCGTAGAGTGTCAGGAGAGATTCCTCTAGCTTTATACAGAGCGTCATAATGCTCGTCAGTAGTAAAGTCGAACCAAGATTTGTGGAATTTAGTTAGGAAAGAGATGTGGTTACATTTTACTCCGCAAGCAGCATGAAGGCATTGACCTTTTCCTTTTTGAACATCTACTGAAAATTTACCTTCTGCTTCGCAAAACGGGCAATCTGCTGTTTTGTTTCTACCTGGGCCAGATAGAGGGTCGGGAAGGTAAGTATCAAACAATCGTGCGTAAGTTTCCATGATGTGCCTTTTATACAGTAACAGGGATAGGTAGAGAGGTAGCGTTAGACCATGAAGAGTTAGTTATCTTTGCGTCTACTTCGGTGTAGACACCAACAGAATTAGCTGCTTGGTTCATCAAGTCAGCTACTTTAGTGATGTGGTGGATCTCTTGTTTTAAGAATCGTGCTTTTGTAATTACGTTCTTAGTTTGAAAGATGATTTCGTCATGGATAAGCATGATAGGAACGATAGGAACTTCTGGAAGGGAGCAGTATTCTGTGCAATCATTGATTGCCGTCTTTACCATCTCTCCTTCAGTTCCTTGCACAACGATGTTGCACGCTTTGTAAGCAGTCTTTTTAGGGACACGTAATGGGTATCCACCAAGCGTACGAACATACCCGTTGCGTTTCGCATATCGTTCACATCGTTTTAAGTACTTATCTACTAGAGGAAAACGATCTTTGAACAAGGCGTACGATCCGTCAATCTTGCTCATCCTTTCGATCTTTGCCCTTCCTGCTCCAAAAATTATCCCAAAGTTGATTGCTTTCGCCGCTCTCCTTTGCAAGGATGTAGGCTGTTCTGTTTGAAACACTTCTTTGGCGACAATATCGTGGATGTCTAGTCCTTTGGCAAACGAATCTATTAAGAACGAATCGCCGCAGGCATGGGCGAAGATCCTTAGTTGAAGTTGAGCATAGTCGATACATATCCATAGCTTTCCTTTTGGTGGACCGAACGCTTCTCGTAAGTTAAACGAAACTGTCATGTCGAAACTGTCATCATCATTATCTTGCTTACTAATGTTTTGGGCATTAGGGTTTTTAGCGGCATAACGAAGAGTAGATGTTCCGGCAGGATTTAAATTAGAATATAAGCGAGAGTTTATTTCGTGACGTTGATAAGAGTCTAGGTATGATTGGGCAGTGTTTAGTTTTCGGTAGGTAAGTAGGCGACGGCAGAATTGTTCTTGTTTAGAATTGATGTCTGTCCGTTCTAGGATTTCTTTGATTGCTTCTTTATCGGTAGCTAAGTTTCCTTTTTCAGTAAACGATTGACTCTCTATGTTTAGGGATTCGAACAGTGCTTGCTTTAGTTCTATTGGGGATCGTGGATTAAAGTCTTTGATACGACACAAACGTTGTAAGCCATTTCTCACATCTTCTTTTGTTTGAGATAAGTTATGAAGAAGTGATGGCAATCGTTGACGTTGAAGATAGAATCCTTGGTTTTGCATGTAGTAAGTAGGTAAAAGACATAGACGATTTTTTTCGTAGTGTTTCCAGTCGTCTTTGTCTTTAAGTATTTTACGAAAATAGATGAATAATCCAATCGTGCGTTCTACATCTCCTACAGCGTAAGTTGAGCATACTTTTTCAAAGTACTGCTTGGTTTTGCTGTCCAGTGTTCCTGGAGGAGAAGAGCGGGCGACGGCCTTTGGTAGCCAGAAATCGCATTTACCTTTCTTATCTTTTAACGCTTTCAAAGAATCTAGAGTGTCGTCAGCTATAGCCCATTTTAGTCTTTTGCCTATTCGACGAGCTTTGTTGACTGCTTTATCTAAATCTTTTTCGTCATGTTCAGGATAGTCTAAGTAAAGTAATGCTAATCCTTTTAGTCCTCTTTTGTCTAAAGAATCGTTGCAGTGTGCCATTAACATAGTGTCATGGATTACTACTTTTTGGATTAGGTTTTCAAAGTTAGTAGACCCTAATAGTTCTAGAGCTTTGATATCGAACAACGCATTATGAAACACCCAAGTTTTATACTTACTTAGAGTATCGAAAAGATTAGTTACGGTTTCTTCATCGTAGATAGGATCTCTAGTATAAGGATCAACTGTAAATTCCCATTTAAAAGCGTACCCCTTTTCGTCACATGCCGTAACCATGAAAGGCTTACATCCATGTTGAAGAAAAGGACCAGTTGTTTCAGTATCAATCGCTATTGCGACCATATTTAATATCCTCCAACAACTTTCGAGCGGCTAAGAGTTCTGAAGCTAGTTTACGTACTTCTTCAAATCCGACTCCATATGGTTGCTTTGACCATGCTTCTAACTTTTCGTCTGACAGTGGTTTTTCAGATACTTTAGGTCGCTTCATCACTATCCTTTCGCTTTTGTTTGGCTATGAGGTGATCGACATTAAGGTGAAGAACTAGGTCTTTCACTTGCTTGATTATGTACGCATTGTCCTTGAACAGTAGTAATACGTAGTTAAGCAAGTCGGCTAACTCTGAGTCATCCCTGCCTTTAATCTCATCGTAAATGTCAAAGATGGTGTGGTTCCAATTCCAGACATGGACCTGATTTTTGATCTCTTGTCGTACTCCATCTAAGATGACAACATTCTCTACCAAGTATGTAATGACTACCCTCATGTCACCGTTGCAGCAAGAGGGATCAACACCTGCTTCTTTACATACGTCTTCGTAATTCATCACTCACCTCACTTTCGGTTTCTTTTTGGACATCACGGTAGGTTTTCAGAAACAGATCCCACGCTTGGTCTAGGTCGTCTGTCCTGTAATCCGATGGTGGCAAATCGACGTAATCGAACAACTCCCAAACAGCTTCCCGCAACTCGGCAAGCTGGGCTTCGGCGTCCTCATCTCCCGACAACACTTCTCGAACACAAAAGACTTCTGCACCGTGCGGTATCACTTCTGGTCCAATTGCAATCCCGAGGGATAGCTCACTTTCGTAGTACACTTCGTATTCACGTCGCTTGCTCATCACTCATCTCCTCGTAGTGGTTTCATCGCAATATCTCTCGTAAAGGAATTACGTTATGAGAAACTTTCATAGTTACTTTATGTTGGAATATAATCGAATCGCTTTTATCTCCCCAACAAGTTTCTATGATTTGATTTTTGAAAGGGTACGTTTCTGCATGTAATCTTGCTGCTTCGCAATGAGTTACATTCTCATATTCAGTCCATACGTACGGAGGTTCTGACTTCTTATCAGTTGGGTCAACTTTAGGGTTGTATACCCTAGCTAAAACAGAATGAGACATGATTATCCTTAATGAAAGAAAAGGCCAATTATAGTTACATAATTGGCCTTTAAAAAATGCACCGTTCTACTCTACGGTGCCAGAGAGGACACGTTTGTTTGACGAAGTTTGTCAGACTTCCTACCAATGACCGTGAGGTTTGTTATGAACTCGGAAAGGTGGAGTTCCCGTCCGTCATCGTCCTAAGCCACAAACTCTAGCTGCCCATTTGCTACTACGGAGTTGATGCTTCTCTACATCTTCTCGCATCTCCAATGAAAATGCCCGTCATACACTTACGGCGTTTCGCGACCAGAGCGGGTATGGAACGATCTATTCTTCTTCGAATGTCAGATCAGAAAACTCACATTCGTATTCGTTATCGTCCTCATCGGTAACAGTAAATAGTCCGCTGTCTTTATCGTAAGCAGAGGCAGTAACCGAAAGTTCTCCTGTCTCTTCAGAATCAAAAACAGCTTCGTAACCTACATACTCGGAATAGTCTTCTTCTGAGTCGCTAGAAGAACCCTTATCCAAGTGAACGCCTAGATCCATCCACGTTTCAAACTCATCAGGATCTACGTTTGCTGCGGTAGCAGCTTCAGTCAACGTATTTACAGCGTCTTCATCTCCTTCGTCTGCCTTTGCACCCAAGGATTCCATTGAAACCTTGCTTTCCTGGGAAGGAGCGGACTTAGCCTCTTTCTTGGCAGGTGGAGTAGATTTAGGTGCATCGGAGGAATTAACTAAACCAACAACGTCGATGTTTAATCGGTCATTAGCATCACCCCAAGTACCTAGAGACAAACGTACTCCCGGCTTGTTTTGCGTCATTGTGTCCGCTGCTTCCACAGCATTAACAGCAATTTCGTCAGTCGCCCATGAAGTAGTATCGTAGTCAAGACGTTGGAACAATCCACACAATCGTTTCATTCCCTTTTGTCGATCTGCTTTAGTTTTACCTCCTAGCCCAATGAACTGAGAGACGGTAAGCCCTTCATGCTCTCCTTGGGCAATAGTGAAATTAAATGCGAAGTACGGATTCTTGTTTTTGTCATTACCGTACCGAACTCGGGATACTTTAGTTACGAACTGTTTTTTAGTATCTCCTAGTTCAAGAGTTTCGATGAGTTCTTCATCGGTCATAAATCCGCCGCCAACAGATTCTTTAGCGACTTCGGCAAGTTCTTTTTCACGCTTCTTAAAGTCACGGATGAAAGCACTTCGTTCGTTAGTAACAGCCATTGTTTTACCTTTTTTAGGTGAGTTAAAATTAAATAGAGAATCAAGTGACTAAACATTAACTAGGTTTCTTACGCTTTGCTCCTTTCTTTTTAATTACTTTTTTCTTAGTTACCTTTTTTGATTTGCTATTGCTTCCTCGAAATGCAGTATTCAAGGTGTCATAAAATGCGTTAGGATTACTTGGAATAGTAAAACTGTTTATGGGTTCTCCGGTTTCGGGGTCCATAAAACCAGTACCGCAAGCAACATCAATTAGTCGATCAGGATCTCGGCAGAAGATAGTACGATTGCCGTCTTTCCATCCGTAGTACAACCAGAACTCACAAGCGGATTTCAATATTTGCAAACATGCGGGGGCACAAGATGGGCCAATGATAGATAAGGTTCCACTACCGTCTTGGAACTCTTGATCTCGCTCTTTTACGTGAGAGATAAGTAGGAGTCCTACTTTTTCTGACGCACGAATCGTATCAATGAGAGCGTTAAACTCATTCTTGATAGTGTTCCATGATGCTCCGTAATCGTCTTTGATTTGATTAGGGTGAGTGACTCCTAATCGGGCACATACGGATTCGAAGCAAGCTTGGTATGCCAAGTCAACAGTGTCTACCGTGATCGTAGTAATCGTAGGGTCGTCTACTGCTGCGGCACAATATTCAATAAACAATTCCCAAGGGTCATCTGCCCCGTCAATAATTTCTTGTGCAGGCCGAACCATGATGCCTTCATCCGCACCAATCATACGTAGCTTGACGTTCTTACGTCGAGGTTCCCACATGATATTCAAATTCCCTGGAAAGGAAGATGATGCGGTGGTTTTGCCTATACCTTTGGCTCCCATGAGCAGAACAGTGTAGTCATGGAAATCTTCGGGAGGAATATTGAAGTCATCAGGACCGGGGAGAATAATCTTTTTTGTTTTAGCCATTGGTAATTACCTTTTAGCAGGGTGAGATGCTGATAGTTCTGAAAAACACTTATTTCCGCTTGTTGTTCCGATTCTTCGATTTCTTGTAATTAGTTCGAAGAAGTCTCCGGTACCGAGCGTCATTGGTTCGTACACGCCGAAGGGACGCTGATGATGATGAGGATTGGGATCTCCGTTTGGTAGATCCCACGGTGAAAAAGGGTCATGTTTCACCGAATCCCACCACATACAAAGTTGGGTTAATAGAGGGTCGAAAGTTGTTTGTCGCCATCTGGTCATATGCTCTTTGGTTAAAGCAAATTCCCAACGATAGAAAAAGTGTCCTCTATCTTCAGCTATTACGTTGTCTAATCTAGTTAAGAACTCTTTGTCCGTTTCTTTACGAGCAGATGTTCTTTCCTTTTTAGTTACAGGATCGAGTATCTTTTCTTTAATCTTTGCTGGCTTGTGAGTTGGTTTCCTAATTACGTTGTAGACAATTCCAGTTACCGGACGCTTGAACAGTTTTTCAATTGCAACACAGTACATGAGAGACTGTAGATCAAACGGAATAGACGATTCAATTTTGTATTCGTTGAAGCGTTCTTTCGTTTTGTTTTCTTGTACCCAAAGAGTGCCGTCTTTAGCACCTATGATTTCGTCGGACTTACCTACTAGGTTTACCGTACGTCCATTAGGTAGTGTGTACGGAACGAAGAACTCTTGTTCTTGGGCGACATAGTGATATCGGTCTTCGGCATAGTGCTGGCAATATTGATTGAATACTAAATCAGCAATTGCTTTTTGAGACTTAGATATCTTCTTTTTTGCTTTCCTTGATACTCCTCCTGGGCTAAGGCTAGGATATTTAGCATGTAACTCTAATAGTTCATGGAAATAGGTACCGAAATCCATTTGCTCTTTAGAGCCGGAGTGTTCTCTTACTCCTTCTACTGCATAGAGGCGAAACCGCTCTCTGCAATTAATGAACCTAGATAGCAAGGAAAAGGACACTCCCTTTTCTAACGTCCACATAGGACTCGGAGCGACTTGATCTGGACGTTTAGGCATGTACTGTCTCCTGGAAGAGGGAAAACAATGATACTAGATCATCGTTGTGACACGTTAGGTCACTTCCTATTTAGTGGAATAAACTGCATTGCCTACTAGATGTTGATTGCTTGCAATGCAGATACGGCACGTTTGTAATCGAGTGTACCCTGTTCGCCTTGATTCAAGATTGAAGTAAGCGTAGGAATCAACGTGTATTCAGGAGGATTAGCATCGTTAGCAGTACGTAACCGTTTTACGGCTTTTTCAGCGATACGACCAACAGCTACTACGTGTTTTGGAGAAACGATGTCGTAGAAATTTTGTAAGCGGGAACTACAGTTTCGTATCTCGTTCTCGCTAGGTTGTCGCATTTTGAAGGATGGCGGTTCGCAAGGGGCACACAAGATTGTGTAGGTCATACATAACGCAAGCTCATCGTATTCTTCTCCCGAAAAAGCTTCGTTTGTAATCTTAGTTAAGAGTCTGCCAGGTGGTCCCGAGAAAGGTTTTGATAAGACTAGATCAGTATCGGTAGGTGCTTCTCCTACGATCAATATATCGGCAGGTATGACACCTCGATAAAAGATGCGGGTAGTAGAGTATCGCCCTATCGGACACTTTTGACACTCTGTATAGGAAGCTTCGTGCATAGAATAGTTAGACAGTAAGTTCATTGGATTTAGATAGGGTTGTATTCCTTGCCGTAACCGGAAGGAAATTGGATAGAATCGTAAATAGGTTTTTTAATCTCTGCTTCAATTGTTTGAATTTCAACAATAGAAGGTACGTGCCAATTTATGTAGTCTCGATCATTATCAGATTGCTTAGTTCTTAGTTCGTTTAGTTCTTCCACAGTAAAAAATCTAGGATCGGCAAATTGTTCTTGTTTCAGTTGTCTTTTGCAATATTGAAACGATATTAGTTGGCTAGTGAGTGTCGGGTGACGAATGTAGCCTTTGTTGTTCCAATACCAGCAATACAGTGGGGGAAGAACTTGCGAAGCGTATAGGTTTCCTGTGATGTATGAGTTGCGTTTATCAGAGAAATTCTTTAGATAAACATCTGATGCACTTTTTGACCAGTCTGGATATTCCTTTCGCATGTTTCGAAGTAGGAAGTATTTGTCGGACGCTTGTGCAACGCATCCAAGTATCTCGTTACGTAATAGTAGTGCCCCAAAGAAGTGCGTCTTAGGTAACTTTGTTTTTATGCCGTCTGCTTTTACTTTCTTAGCTACTGCTCCTTTATGTCGAGTAGATACTAGTTGGTCAGTTATGCGGTGCTGCGAATATGTTACGTAATTATTCTTTGGGTTGAGCCGCACTTCGTTAATTGCTAGGTACGTTTCGGTAATCGAATTAAAAGGTATCCCCATTGCTTTCCTCCGTTTGGGCATTTAAGTATTTGACCATAACGTAAAAAAGGCCGCAAGGGGGTGCGACCGTATTTTAAGAAAAAAATTTAAGAAAATTATGTAAAAGAAAGGGGTACCTTTTAGGTAAGATCCCCAGTTACATAATTAACTTTTAATCTTTGTTTATCTAAATGTTGGTAGCCATTTAGAGATTTGGCTAGGTCTTTAACTTCCTGGAGGAGGACGGACCTTTTAACCGGGGCAGGCAGATCGTTATTAGAATAGTGGTCGTAGATTAGATTTACGATGCCGAGAGCGTTTATCCGCCCAACTCCATGTTTTGTGAAATTATGTCGTAGCTCACGATCAAGAGGGAATAAGTATCGGTCGATGTACCACGCATGATACGAAGTGATAGAGTACCAGTAACGGTCGGGGTGAGGACATCGAGAGTAAGGATTGCGGATACCAGATGCGTGATAGAGGGCACCTACTCTAGCGGTTTTTTCAATAAGATATCGGCATGTATTATTCTCATTATAAAAAGGGCAAGATTTACATATATTTAATCTTGCTTCTTCTAAAATTAATGAACTTAAAGGCATTATATTATGTTCGATAAGTTAAATTAACAGTTTTATCAAAAGAGTTTAAATACGCTATGTAAGAGTTGGCTAAGTCTCTTCTTATTGTATTTAAAGAATTGGGGAACAATGTCCCTCGGCTACCAATGTAGTAAGTAGGAGGAGGAGGCGCGGGAGTTCCAGGAATAGTATCGGGAAAAGTAGTTACGCCAAATTGAGAAGGCAATAGATCAGGGTGAATGCCTTTGCTTGTTCGCAATCGTTTGGGTTCATATTCGTAATGGTAAAATGAAAGTTCGGTTGAGTCGTGATTTATTCCTATTTTTATTTGGATTCTTTCATAGTAAAGTAACCATTTTTCTGCGAGAGCATCATTGTAGAGTTCGTTTTCTATTTGCACTTCATTAATAGTAGAAAAAACTGGTCTAGTTAAGTAATCAATAATAGCTTGCTTTCTCTCTTCTTCAGGGACTCGCATTACAAAATTAATTGTCGCTAAGTTTTCTGATTCGGGAAAGAATAAGTTTGTCGTTCTTTGTGAAGATACATTAGTCTGGTATTCTAATATTTCGAAAGGCTTATCGTCATCGTAATTAGTAAATCCTTCGTACACATAATTATGTACTTTTTCATAGCTGTTAGGGTCAGCTATTTCTAGTTGACTATCAGGAATTGCTGGATTGAAAGAATCTAATGACCAAATAATCTTATCTACAAGATTTCCTTCAAACCTAATGTCAATAATTTCATTTTCTTCAATAGAAGTAGGGATTAAAGAAGTTCGATTAATTACGATAAAATCATTGCCAGAAATGACTCCGTGAATTACATCGTGCGGATTAGCATCAGCATCTACTATAGGTAAAGACAGTTCATCTTCTATTATTAAATTGTTTGTTATATCTACAAAAGAAGAAAACACCATTCCGTTGGTCACTAAATTTTCTTTTACGACAGCCTTGAATGCGATATTAAATGCACCTTTTGTAAACCCCGTACCTGTACGGGTACCGTAAGGGTTAGCCGTGTTTCTTTTTTTGTGTTCGACTAAATATTCATAGTTAGTGTTTGTGAATTTTAAAGTTATGCTAGACCATTCGCTTTTAGAATAAAAATCGGGAGGTAAAGCTTTAGTAGAAAAGCAATATTCAGTAGCCATATTAACATGGGCTTTTTTTAGATATTGCGATAATTGGTCGAACTCTAGTAATTGATAGTCAGAGTGGTACGGATAAAGGTTGCATATTAAGTCATAGTTACTTCGCTTACTATACTGATAGTTAATAATTGGAGACTGTGTAATTGTTCGTTCTACGAATCCGGGATTATAAAGTGTTGTAGCACCGTAATAATCTTCCAGCTTTCTGTAGAGTATTACCGAGTTTTGCTCATCTTCTAAGGCATTAAGACTATCTACAGGCCAAATACTTTTTTCATAAATAATGTCTTCGCGATATTCTATCGGTCGTCGATATCGCCATTTCATTGAAGTTAATACATCAGCGGCATCTAAATTAGCGGCGTCTTGTCCGTTAGCTAAATAATCTTCTGGATCGGGAGACACTAATGTTTCTGATAGGAGTCGCCCTTCAAAGTTTTCTAATAAATTTTGAAGACAGAAACGTAACGTTTGTGATTTCCACAAACAATGATGAGGAACTACTGGCGGATATTCTGAAGGAAGGGTTCCGGTATCGTCAGAATAAATGATACCGTAATCTAATTTAATTTTACGAAGACTCAGAAATTCTGCTATGTCTTCCCAAGACAACTTATTGAGAAGTCGAGTAGGAGCAAGCTCGTTATAGCGACTTAGGATAAAAGATAGTCGGTGAAGAATGTTGGCGTTATCTAATGAGGCTTGCCGAGTAAGAACGTGTTTATGTTCATATAATTCTAACTTGACTATCCCTGGTCTAGTTTGCCAATCTCCTAGATCAAGAGATCCGTCTTCGTTAGTTATAGGGTTGCCGTCTGCGTCTTTAATGTAGTTTGCAGGGAAGTGATTAGACAAAACATTTTCTAACCACATCCATTTCTGGAAAAGGAATAAGGGGTTGTCGGGATGATCTAAGTATTCAGTTTTACTGTGGAACTTTCCGGCGTTGTCTAAATTTACAACGTACGCAGGTTGCGAGTTGTTAGGATCATCGGGATCGTAATTAGGATTTCTGATTTCCATCCATACTAGTTCGCTTGACGATGGAGCAATAAATTTGTCCATGTAAACATAACTAGGTTCTGACTTTGCTGAATCTGTAAATACGATTTTAGATTCGTTTTCAAGAGCCAAAACAGGTTGATAATTGATAGTGATCATATTGGAGCATCTATTTCAAAATTAACAGTACATACCGGCATAGAATCTATATCACCAGGAGCATTAGAAGTATTAATTCTCACATCTAATTTATCAGATTTGGATTTAGCACTAAAAGGTATGGTGATTACTCCAGGGAGCGGAACGCGCGGCCAGGGAAAAACGTGACCTAAATAAACTAATAAACCATTCGTCAACCCGACCCAATCATATTCCCATCCATCTCCTAAATCATCAGGCGTTTCGCCTTTACTCCTTAACCTATTGACTATGTTTTCTACAGGGGTTTCTTCAAAAGAAATTTCAGTATCAGCAATAAGATTACTCGACGTTAAATTTCCGTCTGAATCAAAGTCTTCAATTAACCTGTATTCTTTACCGTAGATAAATTCTTCTCTATAAGGTATAGGAAATTGGCCGTTAGAGTAAAATCTACTTACTTCGTAAATAGGTAATTGATTTATAGGGTCGTAGAAATAGTCATTATCATACATATCTGTATGCGGACCCTTTACGTATTGATTATGGTAGAAGTACCCGTTTCTTATTGCTTCAAAATGATAACTGTCTCTGATAATCCTACCATTATTATGAATAACTTCGTATACTCCTACTCTTTTAACTTTCTTTTGGCATTTATATAGCCATACAAACGGTTCTGATACCGGAGAATCTGGATTTCTACCGTGCCATATAATGTCACTAGTAGGAGCATATGCAGATGATAGAGTATAGTTTTCGTCTGCATTACTCCAAATATCTGCATATTGCACACCGTAGTAACTAAATATGTATTGACCCGAATTATTAACTGTTCCTACAACTCCGTTTAATGTGGGATTAATTGAATGCCCCCTACGATACACTACTAGCGGCTCATCTGATTCTGCTACATACTTAGGACTATCTGGTATTGCTTCTTTATTGTACCTGTCTCCTAATCCTGAAGCAGATATTAAACGGTCATTGACATCATAAAATCCTTTAGGACAATGGTATCTTCCGTCTTTATGTAAATGATTAAACGCTTTAGTATTTATTGAAGAAGAATAGGGTAAGTTATCTCCAGATATTATTTCTCCGTAATTAGAAATCGTATTGATAACTTGTTCAGGCTCTCTTTGTTCATAATCTATGTGGTGAATATACTGACTTGTTCCAGCATTTAACGTAATGCCGTCACCTAATAATTTAGATATGGCTCCGTATTTACCGACACTTTGATATTCTTCGTTAAAATAAGCGTTGTCTGCGTCAAAAGGATTAGTTTCTTCTGTAAGATAGGTCGTCGCTTCTTTAGGCGAAACATGATCAATATACAGATTATATTGCCCGTGATTGAAAGCTATGTCTGTCCCACTAGAGAATATAGATTGTGGTGCCGGTAAAGTATGGTGAACGTAATCTACTTCTGGCGTTTTTTGGGCAAGCATGTTTGAGTTAGAAAAAAAAGTATTGTTTTCTGTATTTCTTCTATCCCTATCGTCCCACCTAATACTTATTCTGGGTACTACATTAAAGTTATTTTCGTTATAAATAATATCAGGCAAAGTATCAATGTCTTGCCCAATTATTCCATTATCTAATCTAGCTCTAAAATACCTAGCTACGTTTCTTTCGAAATGAAAAGTAGTATGAGATCCGGCAAAATCCCTAATATTGTGCCAAGGATGTTTAAGTTCTGCATTAGTATAATGCTCGTTATAAAGGTAGATCCCCGATCCGCCAAAGTAGTAGCTCTCATTTATGTATAATGGTCGAACCAAATACCGGACCATAGTTTTTAAATAACTAATTATAGGGGCATTTGTAGTATTTCTAATAGATGCAGTAAGTTCGTTTAAGGGAGTACCTTTAGGGTACAATCTTTCATCTACATATTCTTCTTTATAAATTTTTCCTGTAGAAAAGTAGGAGATATTTTCTTGTCCATAAGGGTCGAAAAATGCGTCAAAATCAATTCTGCCGTCCGTACCGAAAGGATTATAGAACCTAAGATCAGGACGGTTAAAAGGAAAATCGACAGTTGATTCATCAAAAGTACTTTTTACCTTAGATAGCCATAGTTCATCTCTTGCCCAATTCATACCGGGATAATCGGTTAAATACTGATAGATATCTAAAAAATGAGTTAAGCTTTGTTCAATAGCATTATATTGAGTATTACCGTATTGTTCTTCAGTGTAACCTTCTAGTTCTGATAAATTAACATCAACTTTATTTTGTAAATCTATTACTGTAGCTAAGTTATTTGTCAACATACTAATTCGTAATTGACGTTCATAAATTGCTTCATCATAACGATCATCTTCGTTATACGTTAAAAGATTAGTTGTCTCATCTATTATTCGTTGTTCGTTATTTAGCTTGGCTTCAATAATGTACTTTTGCTGTCTTAAAGAAGAAGCAAAAGCTAAATGATTTCGTTTTATTAATCCAATTTTTACAGAAAACGGAAATCTTTCAGGATAAGTTACACTAGTTGGAAAATAAGTATCTGTCGTATCGTGCCATCCGTATCTAGAGTATCTATCGAATGCTTGAGGATAACGAATTGGATATAGCCATAAATTAACGAGAGGGATATTGATCCCTCTAAATATTTCTGCTCGCCGTTCAGGACGATTAATATTTGGGCAAAAAGATAAATCAGTTAAGACATTTGCTTCTGTATAGCAAACACCAGTAGTATCGTCTTTCCAAGAATTTAAAGTTATATCTTTAGGTAAATATTTGTGTAATTCCTTAGTATCTTTCCATATTTTATCGTTAGATATTTTAAGATAAAAAGATAAACTATTACTGCTAGTCATTCTCGATCTTGATTTGGTTGAGAGATGTCGGTGTTCGTTTCAGTCGCCGCTAATTGATCTGGTGAAGTCTGCATTGGATTATACGATTTAGGTATAATTCTAGTAACTTCGTAATCAGGGTCCATCTGATTAACAAGCAATAGCGGGTTGATGATTTGCGAACAAACATCGTCAATCAATTCAATTGAAGCAGGAGCTAAGGAAGCGTAGAAAGCTATCAGAGGTACCTTTCGACCTGTAGCACTGCCTAGACCCGTACTAGACGGGTTCTCTACGACTTCTGGAGGAATACCCATCCCTTCAAGGATTTCGATGCGGAGGTCTTGGCAGTACTCCATCATGCCTTGAGGGGTAGTGTTACTTCTAGGAGCTTCGTAATCCCAGGAACGTTCGTTCTTTCCTTGAGCAGACGCAGGCTTAGGAAAGATGCGGTATGAGCCGGTTTGAGAGTTCTCTAGGATCTTTGCCGCGACTTCAGTAGAAGTCATCTCCGTACCGTCCTCATCTACGATAGTTTCTTGAGGAACGTACAGAGTCCCAGAATCGTAGGAGTTTTTGAAGAACCAATTTCTTCGAACGTCACGGGCACCTCCTAGATTCCAATTCTCGTGCCAAGGAATATGGGCACCAAGTAATCGAGATCGCCCAGTGAAGTTATCATGCTCTCGTTGATGAACATGCAAGAAAGATTTGGGAATAGGAATAAACCTATCTTGTTTTTTAAGATAAATTCCTGTGAGATTATGAGATCGACTTACGGGCTTAACATGATGTACTCCGTAATGCACAAGTTTGTCGTACTCTAACTTTCCTTCAGCATTTCGCTTGTAGATAACTTGATTAGGAGAGTATCCCCAATCAATTGCTTCTAAGGCTTTTAATGCTCCTTCATTCCAAAAACGGTTCAACGTTTTAATGATGAACGCTTCGGTATCAGGGTTCTTAGCCTGAATCTTGTAAGAGTAGTGGTATTCGAGATCAATAATTGCTTGCTGTACCGCAGGGTCTTCGGATTCTTCTTGCGAAAAAAACTTCGTGTACGCATAGATTGGTCCTTTAATCAACGATAAAGCATAACGGATTCTGCTGTCTCGCAACATTAAGTCGATTGTTCCGTATGTGAAATACGGAAAATGATGCGAATAACGAGGATCGTAATACGGCATAGTCGTAAGTTGACGATGCCTAGTCTTTACCACTGATAAAAGATCAATTCTTTGAGCCATTGCTCGATTTCCTAAAGAGTCTAATTAGAGATACTGGAAGTGTAAATGTGAATTAATCTTTTTGCGTAATCTTCATCATCATAGACTAGCATCGCTAGTCTGTAGATTTCGTCTTCATCTATTCCCGGTTTGAATAGGGAATTTAATCGTTCCTCTGCTTCCAAGATTGGCATAGCTTGGAAGATCATTCTTACTTCTTTTTCGTTTTTCGCCGTGAGTTGGACACCGGCTTTTTTAAGTTTTCGTATTCGGTAAATATACTTTTTTTTAAACTATCCATATTATCCCGATGAGCAGTCCATAAAAGCACTGCCTGACCCGAGGTAATGTTTTCGCCCGTTTTCTTTTTAAAGATTCTAGGAAACTCATCTTTCCAGGACGTTGATAGTTCTGTAGCTAAATCTTCAGAATCTACAAACATTTGATCTAGTTCAAACGCATCCATTTCAACGCTTTTGGTTCGCGACAAATGAATAGTGAAAGTAGTATCTGACGATTCTGGCAAGTAGATCGAAGTGTTGCCCATTTCTTTCTCTTTTTGTTAAAGGGTTAAACGTAAATTACGGACGCTCCCGTGTCCTGGATAGAAGATAAAATATCGTCTGTTAATATAGATTTGTCAATCGTATAGGTTTGTTCCCACATGGCTAAATATACAGGGAGGTCGCCACCGGGGGTCAAATTGGTGTGTTTGAATCTTCCGTTGCCAACGCGAGTAGCAGGTTGCCCCGCTATTTCTAATACGGCAGGAATCGGAACTTTGTACTTTGCTCTAATCGCATGACCCTTTACTGTTACGTAATAACGGGGAGCAGTCATCGCATAAGTTTTTCTAGCACGAACCGGAAGTTTAT